ATGGATAAATATTTGAAAGTACGCCAACGAACTTTTAAATATTTTACACACAATGAAAAAAAACAATCAAAAAGAATGGAGATTCTTTTCTGGAAACACAAATGTTCAAACCCCTCTTTTGCAAAAATCTACCTTAGAATCACAGTGGATGGACAACGAGCAGAGCTCGGCTCTACAAATATTTTAGTCCATAACGACGACTGGGATGCTGAAAAAAAATGCGTCAAGCGTACCGACCCTCATTACACATTTAAAAATGAACAGCTTTTGAGCAAAGTCATGGACTTAACAGCCATTTACAATGACTACCTCCGAAAAAAAAAGCCATTCACAGCCCAACAAATCAAATTTGCTTATGAAAATCAAGACGAAATAACATTTATTCAGGGTTTTGATAAGTGGCTATTAGATGTTAAGTCAGACCCAAAACGGTCGGTTGGAACTTATAAAACCTATAATAACGTAAGGGACAAAATATTGAAATTTCTTATACTCAAGAAAAAACACCTTATGTATCTACAAGATTTTGAATTATCCGACCTCCTTGAGTACCGAAAGTTCTTACAGACAAATGAAAAATTTGCAGAAGCAACGGTTAGAAAACACTCCCAAACTATTAAGCAATACATAAAATGGGCAGTACTACACAAATTGTCCCCATGTGACAATCTGAATGGTTATCGTATTCCGATGGACAGGCAAAAGCCATTAGTTTATCTTACTAATGAACAGTTTGAGCAGTTACGAACCCACAAATTCAAAAACAAAGCAGCTCAGGAAGTTGCCGACGTTTTTATCGTTTATTGTAGAACAGGGTTTCATTATCAAGATTTATGCGCCATAAAAAAGGAGTACCAAAAAGCAATTGTAAAAGGAATAAACGGCAAAAACTGGATTTTCTGGGAACGTATCAAAACCAAAGTGGTAGCAAAAGTACCATTTTTCAAAGAAGTAGATGACATAATAACTAAGTATGGAGGCTGGGAGAATCTACCAATAAAATCAAATCAAAAGATGAATAGTTGGCTAAAACTCATCGCAGCCGAGCTGGACTTTCATGGAGAGCTGTCGGTAAAGGCTGGTAGAAAAACCTTAACAGACTGGTTACTCAATGTAAAAGGCTGGAGTAAAGAAGCTGTCAAGGTTTTACTAGGTCTCAAAACCGACCGATCACTAGAGGCATACGGTAAAGCCGACGAGCGCCGAGTGATTTTGGAGATGGAGAGGTAATAATTTAACAGAAAAGGGTGTTTTTGTAAAAATTGCACCCTTTTTATAAACTATTTTACCATAACACACTAAATGCCAATGAATTAACTAAAAGTATCCTTATTTTTACCTAACTAATCACAATCCAAAGCCCGCCCTTTGCCGTGGTGGAAATTTCCACTTTTGGTTGTGGCGAATATCTGAAAGCTACATGAAGTCAATCTCAAAGCCCATTGGTAAATGTCCCATGCCTTGGTTGCGCTTGTACGTTACGTAGTAGTCAACCGTGTCCGATAAGTGGGTGGCCTGCTCCTGTGGTACGCTGGGCTTGGTCTCACTGTCCTTGTTCTTGCTGTAGTCCTCATTGATGGGTGTCATCTCTATTGAACGTATGGTAGACTTGGCCTCACGTGGATTAAATCTAATCTTATATTCATCAGGCTTTTTCTCAGACAGAATTTCATGTATTATAAAATGTTTTTCTTTCCCCTCTAGGTTAAAAGTTAGGGGATGCAGATACACTTCCCAACCAGCCTCCGAAAACACTTCAGAAAAGAGCTCAAATAAAGTAAGCCATTTGCCGTCACGCATTTTTGTACCGGCTGATTTACTACCCCCATTTCTATCCCCTGTAATATACACTACCTTTTTAGGGTGCTTCTCGTACTGCTCTACTACCTTATGAGCCAAGGTCTCGGCCATAGTCATGTTGTTCTTTGGAGTCTTTACAAAGGCATCGGCTACTTCTCGTAACTCCCAGCCTTCTGGCTGCCATATAGTGCAGCACGTAAAGTGGGCATTGAAATCGACCGACAACTCCAAGGGTTTAGTGGGTTGATAATACTCCAGCTCCTCTGGGCAATGGGTATGTAAATTGAAAGCTGGATAAAACGTCTTTGGTGTTTTGCCCAGTCTGTTTCCTTCTACCTCTACATCAAACTCAATGTCCGTTAAGGTCTCTTTTAAGTTATCTATAAAATCGGGTGGTAAAAACGCCTGGTTATCCTTGGTCTTGATATGGCAGAAATAATATTTCTCAGGAAATTTTTTCGCCAAATCCTCATAGTCAAACATCCAATCCCCACTTGTCCCATAAGGTGGTGACGAAAAGAAATAGAATCCCCAATGTAAATTGGAGTGATATTTTCCTTTATTGGCCCTGATTCTACCTTGAAGGATTTTGAGCCATTCACGTTTGAACAATAGACCCTCATCCAACAAAACAAAATCGTCATTTCGACCCCTGTGTATATCAGGTGTTAATTTGTAGGCACAAAGCTCAACTACAAAGCCATTCGGAAAACTTATGCAGTTGCTCCAGTCGTCGGGTTCCTGATAAGGTCTATCAAATGATTTAGGAGGTTCACGCCAAAGCACGTATTCACCGTGGCCTGTTTCCCAGTTGTAAGCTTTACAATTCCATCTATTTTCGTCGCCCCACGTTGCTTTTAAGCCTGGCATCAAAGAACGTTTTGCTTGAGTAATGGTAATACAAGCAAACTGCCCTTTTGCCCTGGGCAACTCTTCTTTCATAACCATTAACAAATCCGCCAAAGTAACAGACTTTCCAGATCCAATCCCTCCTACTATACCAGCAACTTTGACGCCGTCGCTGGATAGGTTAAACATGACTGTTTCCAGAAAGTCAGCTTGCTTGTCATTCACTTGGATGTTCTGTATTTGTTCCAATGAGCTCATAATTGGTATCTTCAACTTTTGGTGTAGTACTGTAATTATTATTTACCTCAACTCTTTTGATCACAATTTTGGTCGGTCGCTTTTTCTCATCCATATTGGATTTGATTTCATCATAAGCACCGTCTATTTTGGCGGCTTCTTTCATCAGCTTTAGGTATGAGTCCCAATCAAATTCATCTTTAGCCTTGTATGCAGCCTCACGGAAAAGTTCGGCGTACATGTATTTGATACCTTCTTTGTTACGTAATTGACGAAGCTCTGCAAAAGTCTCGTAGGCCATCGCCAAAATTTCCCTTGCTCTACGGTCTTGGACTTTTACAATTGGGTCATTTTTTAAGCATTGGATTACTTCAGTATCGGAGTGTCCGTCTTTGAGCCACCCACGGGCTACGCTAATCTTTTCAAAGGTTTCTTGCTGTGTCGGGGTCAGCTCTCGACCAGTGAGCAAATGTTCACGAAACACGCTCATTTCTTCGTAGACTTTATCCAGGTATTTATTATGCTGTCTCATATTTAAGGCGTAGTAATTCTTCTGTAATTTCTTTTTTTCTCAGGTTGCTTTTTGCTAGTTTTTCAGTCCATTCGCTAAATCGGCTACTTTCGGGCTTTTCTTTCATTTTTTGCTCAAACTTCCAAATAGCAGTGTTTATCAAGCCCAGCTCATAGCGTAACTCTACCTCTCGTTGTGGGTTAAGCTTTTGTTGTGCTTGACGCTCTTCACTAGGCAGTTTTCCAAAACGCTCGAAATAGGCTATTGTCAATCTACATTCTTTCCAGGCTGTACGTTTTTCTCTAATCTGGTCAATAATAGGCTTTACTCCATCTACGTCACTATCGTCGAAAGTGTGGAGTTTGTTAGACAAAAAAGCGGCTTCACGATGCAAACTTTCCGCCTGCATCATGAGCCGCTCTAGCTTTTCACTGCTATGCTCAGTCTCGTTTGACTCTACTCCGTTTTTTTTTCTTCTTCTATTTTACCTTCATCCTGATTTACGTTTTCGTCAGCTGGTGGTGTTTGTGCTGGAGCTTCAGTTTTAGGAGTGTTATTCGCTGGTGCTGCTGTCTTGGTATTGGCAGGAGCTAGCTTTTCTGTCGGCTTTTTGGGTGCAGGTTCTTTCGATTTTTCAACAGCTCGTTCATACGCAAATTTGGCTGTTTCGTATTTCTCAAGCGACACGTCTGTTTTGTGGGCGTTATGCTCCATTTCTGCCAATTGCAAATCAGCAAAGAGTCTTTCTATATTCATCTTAGTATTTCGGGGTTAAAAAATCCAACAACGACGGTACATCCTTCACTTGAGGCTCTGTAAAATTTTCATTACGAGCAATAAAGGGATTCCCGTTTTCAAACAAAACTGCTGCTTCCTCATCGCTAAGATGGTCAGTAATGTATTTGGTTTGGCCCAGTACAAATACATGAGCTGTAGCAGCTTTTTGTTTATCAGTAATTTTATATTTCTGGAGTGCCATAGAGTAGGAAAAAAAAAGAGTGACAAATAGAGTTTGTCACTCCAGATTTAGAAATTAGGATAGTGCTTGTACAGCGAAAGTAACCGTATTGGCCAATGGTACAATTGGGTGAGAGTATCCATCATTTTTGGCCGTAAAGGTTACACGCTTACGCTCTGTTCCTTTGGGTGGGTTCGTAATTTTGGCATCAAACATAAAGGGAATGTACTTGTCACCAAAATAGTACAAACTATTGTCGTTACCCTGAACAATCAAGTTTACGGGTGTTTCATACAAAAGCGCCATTGCTTTGGCAATGTCTTTATCGAAGCCTAACACGTCAAACTCGACACCTTGAGTAAAGCCACCGCCTGTTTTCATTTCACCGTCCCATTTCAAAGTATCGTACCATGCCTCAATCTCAACCGCCATTTTCCCTGGTGCCAATGGAATAGCTCCAGCATACTGACCACTTGATAAAATGAGGTTATAATCCGCAAACTCGTTGAGTAAATCTTCTGTCAGAATTACATACAATCGCTTTGAGCCACCCAGCTGTGGGTTTTGAGTTTTACGCTTGAGACCAACCAAGGGTACAGTGAATGCTCCCGTTGGTAACTCCAAGTATTGACCCGTTAGCATCTGTAACCCTGCACTGGTCGACATCATGCCCAAACCCGAAACAATGGGGTTGCCTGTGTAGGCGTACATAGATACTCCAGCAAAAAAGCTCAGGAGTACCATTGTTATTTTTAGAAACTTATTCATAAAAAGATATTAGGGCCGAAGCCCAATTAAAGGTGTATGTTTTTTGAATCTATCTTAGTGAAAAGTAAAGACTACAATCGGTTATTACCGAACCACTCCGAACCCAAACCATACTCAACACAAGCCGAGTACAAAATGTTAAGCTCCCAGTGTTTCGTGTATTCTTTCATTTTTACACGGTATTTACTTACGTCCTCATTTGTCAAGAAAAACAAATCAGGAGAAATAAACATCAAATTACTACCTGCCAAAGCTGGATCAACATCAAACGTGATATTGTCGTAATCGTCAACCGTTTTTGCCGTTTCGTTTGGCCCTACGTGATTCGGAAACTTGGCACGTCGATTAGTGTCGTACTTACGCTTGTTTGATGGCGAAATTTTAAACTTGAGTGGTTTGGCTGCCAAAGCTGGATTTGAGTCAGTCAAAGCACAGATAGCTTTTACCTCATCATAAATGTTTTGGTCAGTCAATGGTGTTGCCGCTGAAGTCACCACATTAGCACTAGGAATGTCACCTCCAGTACCACGACCAGCAGTAAACTTTTTAATCAAACCATCAATTGAACTCATTGAGCCAAATCCTGACTGATTAAATACCCCTCTGTAAGTACCATAAAGCGCTAAACCTTCGCCTGACTTCTGGAGTACAGTATTGACAAAAAACAATTCCCAAGGCATGGCCAAAACCTGTTCTTTGGTCATGTTGCCCGTAGTAATCAGGCGCTCGTAGCTTCTGAAAATCTTTAAAACGTCTGAACGCTTCAATGCCAAGTCAATATCAATATCAAAGAAGTTGGGTAGTTTGGCATTGATTTTTACGGCATCAGCTGTGGGATTAAAATCGTCTGAAGCTGGTTTGTTGGCATCCTTGGCAACAACTGAAAAGATAGGCGTTTTGGCATCAGTGACCTCAACATTAAAATCCTTACGAATCTTTCCAAAGCCATCCATTACCGATTCATTTACAATGATAGGATTGCCAGAAATGAGGTTTTCCAATTCGTCTGGTAGAGAGTCGAAATTGGGATTGATTGAACTTGTAATAGGCATAGTTACCTTAATTTAATGGTGAACTTTAATTTTAAACGGGTTTGTCCCGGTGTAGATTTTTTACTAGACTTTGCTCAAGTACTATTGTGCTCTGCTCAAAAGAATGCTCATCGGGTGATCAGCTGCAAACTTTGCTTCAGTCTCTTTGTTAGAGGCATCACCTTTAGGAAGCCTCTGGCCATTCTGAGACTTCTGATCATAAAACTCTTTGTAAGTATTACGATCCTTTTCTGCTTCAGTAAGCTTGGTATTAAGCAACGTCTTTTCGGTTTCCAAGGATGTTACTTTTTGCTGAAGCTCTTGGGCCTTCAGCTTTTCGGCTTCAAAGTCTTCTTTCAACTTGGTGTTTCCTTCCTGTTGGGCATCGAGTCGCTCCTTTAGCTCGGTCATTTCTTGCGAAAATTCAGCCAACTGCTCAGCCGAAACCACCTCCGAAATATTTTTGAATGATTTTGGCAAGAATTGCATTAGCCAATCTTTTGCCAGGGTTGTACTTTTTGACATTATCGTATTGTATTAAAAGTGTGCAAAACTAAAGCCAGCTCACTACGAATGGGCCAGCTGTTGGCAGCGTTTAATGGCCGCACTAAAATCGCCTATCTTGTCGGCTAAACCCAACATAATAGCGTCCTTTGCTCCATAAACATTACCCGAAAAAACATCCTCATTTTTGATTTTCCCGACCCTCCCACGCTTTACGTAGCCTACAAACTCTTTACGTGCAGCATTGGCCTGTGCCTGTAAATATCCTCTGGTTTCTTCTGTCAATGGTTCATAAGGGTTAATCTTAGCCTTATTTTCTCCTCCATTAGCTCGAATCATTTCTACATCAACTCCTTGCATTTGTAGTTGTCTAGCATAATTTTCGTAAATAATCAGTGAGCTAATAGACCCCAAACTACTCATAGCACTATCCTCAACGACGATTTCATCGCCTTGAGAGGCGATAAAATAGCCCGCTGACAAACAACGGTTGGTAGAGGTTACTACGGGTTTCGACTTGCGGAAATTGGTCACGGCATCGGCTAACATCGAACAGCCATCAGCTGTACCCCCTGGTGTCGAAATTTTCAGAACTGCCCCCTTATACTTGTCGTCGGCTCTGGCTACGTCTAGCAACTTGGCCAGCTCCTCCATTCCCAAAGACCAATAAGAATATCGTGACATTTCGCCCACAATTGGCAAAACCAAAATATCACTACTAGCAGAATAAAGATTGGTGTAATAGTTATTCAAATACCTAGCGGTATCGGTACTAATAAGCTTCGTCTTAAACGCTTCGTGTAGCTTTGCGTTGGGTAACGTTTCAAAAAAAGTTGGTGCTGCTGTAGTCTGTAGTTTGTGCATCGTAATGCCAATATGCGACTCAGCGACGTTCCAGATATGCTCGTGAAAAATTTCGGCCATGATGTTCGTAAAAATTTTTACGAATATCATGGCCATATAATACTATCTAAAGGACTAAAAGCCCCTTAGATAAAACCAGACATACTATTTTTTGGCCCGCCAGGCATAAACGCCAAAGACTCTCACCATCCAATACATGATATAATGACGTATTGATGCCTGTGGATTTATTTCATTGGCCAAATACAAAAACTGTTCATCGGCAAACTTCCTAGCGGCTTGTTCTCCTAGTTCTTTTTGCTTGTACTGCAAATCATACAAATAGTCATGTACCAAGGCTGCTCGATTATATTTGCCTATAGGTGGAAAAAACGACCAGAGCAACATTGGCACACTTGCAAAATCAGTAACATACCCAGCCGGTACCAAAATAACAGAGCCGTCTGAAAGTGTTGTTTCAAACGGCTCATAAAGCTCCCACCAATCAGCTTTGTCGGTGGGAGCTTCTCGATACATCACTACAATCTTATTGTACATTCGTTACTGCAAGCTTGAAGTTGGCAAGACTACCTTCAAAATTAAACCCTTGCAAAGCTTGGTTGATAAGCTCTAAACTACTTGCTAAATTATTGGCTCGATAAGCTTCAATCAACAAATACAGCTCAAACGGAATCACCTTGCTATCGGTATGGTAAATTACTGGAGAGGTAAAATCAACGATATTTTCCTCCAAAACGGGTTTCCCTGATTTTAAAACAGGCTGTCCATTGTCATCTAACTTTGGCACCATTTGAATATACTTACCTGCCAAAATCTCGTATTGAATCTCACAAAGCTTTGCCCCGTCTTGTTCAAACAAATCACGCTTGAGCGAAAAACGCATTTGGGTAGGAATCACGGTTACTTTGTAGGGTGTGGTAATGTTGAGTGTTGCGATTTTCATAATAAAAAAGTGTAAAGGGTACAATGGTTTGATTGTACCCTGGTGTTAAAATTAATATTCGTAAATTGGCGTAATGGCGTAGGTGAGGGTTTTGCCTACAGGCCCCGAAAAAGTCAAGGGGTTGTCCGTTCCAGCGGTACAGCTTTGGGGTGGCGTAGCCGTAATAGTACAGCCCGAGCTGTCGACAATTTCAAAAGTAAAATCATAATCACGTCTTACATTACGGGTAGTATTAGTCCCAGTAGCATCAATACTAAATTCCTGACGGGATTTTGAACGTAGTATTGCTTCTGGACTAATAAAAGCATTTCTACTCAAATCACTATTACTTGGTAATTGTGAAGGGTTCTTACCTCCAATCGAATTCAATGAAGTTAAACTAAGTAAACTCGCATTTGTTAATACTGTTGGCCAAAATACTACACTTTTTATTATAGTGTTCATATCTCCACCAAGTTGGAATGAAGTTACCTGTGGAATAGTTAAGTCTGTATCTGTATTCCCCTCTATTCCATTACAGTACGATTTTCCATTGTTAAGCCTATAAGCAAAAGAAGTCAAAAAGAATGAATTAAAATCGACTGAAAATTGAGTTTTATTATATACACTTACACCACCAGTGTATATTTCAGCATATACTTTTGCCTGATTATCATAATCACTAATAGAAATATAATTCCCAGTCACTCCCAAAAATCTCAAATATTGCTTAAAATTCCCTGTAGGTCTTGCATCGGCTTTCTTAGCAGCAAGAAAAATTGTTCCCTCTGTAGTGTAAGGAAACAACTCCAGAAACAAACTACCTGTAATATTAATTAAATCCGTATAGCGTGTCACAGCTATGCTATCTGTCTTAATATAGCTTGTTGTATTAAGTCCTAATTCTACCTGTAAACCCGACATCAGGATAGAACTAACGCCGTCTCCCTGATAAGCTGCAACCCCAGTTGGTGTAGCTTGTAATACAACTTGTACTCGTGAAGACGTACTCGTCGTGTCCAAAATTGCCTGAAAACTCACTCTAAACCACCCATCAATGTACGCTTCACATTTGGGCGTACCTATTAATTGCCCCGCACCTACAACCGATGTTGATGATAATTGTCCTAATCCTAAATCGTAATATACCTTAATTGCATTAGTACTATCGATGCTATTAAGTTCTATACGAACATGACGATTTCCTACACCTTTTTTGACAAACATCGAAACTGAATGTGTTTGTGCTGGAGCAATACCCGTCACTAGTGTAGAAAAATTATGTGCAGCATTTGTACTATCTTCTATTACCTCATTTGTCCAATTCTGATTAAGGAATTTTTGAGCTGACTGTACAATAGATAAGTTAGTTTTTCCATAGCCACTCCCTGTAAAAACTTCTGAATTCAAAACCAAATTGGTTCTTGTTTCTTCCATGAGTAACCCAAGCGATTCCTTCGTGATAGGGTCGTGTGTAAAACGTGGTTTATTAGCTAATGCCGTTTTCATCACACCATTCTGGTCGATATATGTACCCAAACTATTACGAGAAAAAGGAAACTTAGGATTCCAAAACTTTGAGCCCGCAAAGTTTAGAATTAATGTTGGGCTTATTGATGGCCTCACAAAAGCCCCATCAAAAGCGTCTATCTTGCCTCGGGTTTCGTTGAGGTGATTACCTACAGTATTGGCAGGATAGTTGGTTTTGGCAGGGTCATGTGTCACCTCTCCCGACTCGTAGGCATGAAAAAGGTTAGGGTCTATCTCAAAGCTTTCAGGAAAACTGTCTGCTATGTTTGTATAGGTTATATCTATGTACTCCCTAAACTCTGCTTTTAGGAAAAAAGCTAATAATTGCTCTTGTGTTAAATTATTATTGAGCAACGTCAACTTACCATTTACATGAACCTGTACTTTATTTACATATTCAGGCTTTACTTTTAGTGTTTGTGCCATATTAGAATGTTTGCGATTTGTACTGTGTCAATATTGAAGAAATAAATGAGGGGTTGAGTGAAAAGCTTGGTTTGGTAAATCTACCCTTTAGGCTTAGTTCTATGGTTTTTCTGTCGGTGGCCAAACGGCTATATTGATACCCAAACCCGTTTTCAGGGTTTCCGTTGTACCAGGTATTGGCATCGGCTTCACGCCAGAAACTTATAAAACGTCGTTGCTGATTGGCATAAAGCCACGTTAGGAGTTCTTCGGTTACGCTTTTGATTTGACAAGTAAGGGTTACGGTATAGTAGTCGCCAGAGGTATCATCTTGTTGCTGAACTTCGTCCCAAACAGCATTTTTTTGTAAAAACTCAAATAGCGTAATCACAGAACCATCTAGCATATTTACCTCTGCGTTGTCTATCGATGTAACTCGCTTACATTCTATTAGTATCAGGTGCGTTACATATCCTATCGAGGACTTACTATGACCAAACTTTTCTACTGTATTCATGCTCAAAACTACCAGCCAAAACCCACAATACATCGGACGGAAAATGTGGCTTTTTAACACCTTATTAAAAGCAAAAACCGCCTAGAATATCTATTCTAAGCGGTTTTTGCTTATTTGAGTGTCGGACAAAATACCCTATTTACGGACAAAACCCCGAAAACTCGGACAAATCGCCTTCACAGCGGACAAAACACCTAAAAGTTTTTATGAAAATTTCTCGAAATCTTGGCCAAATAGTCCCTATAAATCTTTCTAGCTGTCTCCATTTCTATATCTACATCGGGTATAATGCCATAGCGGTCAAGAAAGCGGCGTACAAATGGCGTATAATCAACGGCTCGGCTATACTCGTGTACGCTCCTAACTTCGCATATCAGTTCCCTCCGAAACTCGGCATCAATCAACTCACATAGCTCCTTTGTTTTTTCTACTGGAAAATACGTAGAATAACTTTCGTCATAGTACTGAATCTTTATAATAGAGGCATTGTCTGGCAATTTATACCGCTTCGGATAGGGGTCTACTTTTTGAACAAACTGAATCAAACGGCCAAGCTCACTACGTTTTCCAATTTTGACATATCCTTTTTCTGTTGTTAAATAGGTACCTTCAATGAATTTTTTAAGATGTGGCGGCACTGCAAATTCGACTTTCTTAATCATACAAGTTGTGGAGTTATGAGTGCATAAAAACTATTTCAAATATAAAGACCTTTGGTCAAATAGACCAATCACATTTTATTTTGTACGGGCGTTTAGGTTAGAAATCATCCCAATCAGGGTATCCATTTTGTTAGATACATTGGTTTGGCGTATGGCCGTTTCTACACTACGGGTTGCTCCAACGTTTTGGTTTACAGCCATTCTAATCTCATTGCTCAAGTAAACCCCGTTTTCACTCAACTGTACAATTTTCTTGAGTGCCTCGTTTTGCTCTCTTAGCAATTTGATTTGCTCGTCGCCCAGCTGTTTGGCTTTTTCTACATCTGCCTCCGACTCACTCACCTTTTGTGAGTCAGCCGTAAATGAACCATCCGAACCGTCGTTATATCGTTTCAAAATCGTACCATATTGGTACATTCGTCCGCTGTTCAATGATGGGATTCCGTTTCTAAATGCCAAAGGTCTGCCTCCTTCGCCCATGACATTCATGGTTTGCCAAACTGGCTTTTTAATACCACGCTTGGCATTTTCGTGCATCTGCTTAATAATGGGCTGATTGATTTCTGTCTGGTCAGCATTGACAATGGCCTCACCTCCTTCCATTTCGCCCAGCTCCTTACCTGTTTTATTGTCTACCAAAGCAATCCCCCCTTTCCCGTAGGTCTTTTCATGTTTGCTACCTTGAGGCGTAAAACCATAGTGAAACTGTGGCTTTGGTTGCGAGCTAATCTTTGCTACTTGAATACCCGTCATCACTGCCGACATAGCAGCAAACACCAGGTTGACAGGCCAAAAGCCAGAGGCCAACGCCTTCAATGTCGCCAATGCTCCTGTAATAATGGCACTAGCCATATCAGCCTTTTTCTGAGCCTCCCACGCCTTTAGCTTTTCCTGTTTCTCGATTTGTCTGGCTCTTTCGTTTTCGGCTTTAATAGCCGCTTCTAAATCTTTTTTGATTTTGATTTGTCGGTTTTTCTCATCAGTCGCCGCCTTTACTTTTTCCGCTTTCTCTTTTTCGGCAGCCTTAATTTTATCCTCCATCTCTTGCTTGGCCTGCCCAATACGCTCTTTCGATAAGGCCTTGTCTTGTTTGGTTTCATCATCCAGCTCCTCCAAGCGTTCCTTTAGCTGTTGCTGACCCGCTTTTATTTTGGCATCTCTTTCATCCTCTGCCGCTTTAATAGCCGCTTTCATAGTCTTTTCGGCGGCATCCATTTTCTCCTCTTTCTCCTTCTTAGCTTTACGGATTTTTTCCTCCAAAGCCTCCTTTTCGGCTTTGTCGGTGGCCACTCTCATTTGCGACTCCAAATCCCAAATTTGCTCATTCAAAGTTTGCTCAAGGTTCTGAAGCTTTTCGGTTTCTTCTTCCTTTAGTTGTTTTACTCGTTCGGTTTCGGCATCCTTCATGGCCAAAAACGATTCCGAGTAATTTTCCTTCAGGGCCTTAATTTTGTCAGCCTTATCCATCGTATCATCTTGGAGAATCTTTTCTAAATCCTTGATTCTACTGGTTTCGGCATCTTTTAGCTCTTTGATAGCATTGGTGTGCTGCTCCTTTACGGCACGTTCCTTGTCTATAGCATTGTTCAGGTCGGCACTATTTTGGTCAAGTTGCTGTTGCAAAATTGCCACCTTTTCGTCTCGCTCTCTAAGGGCTTCGGCTATGGCCTTATCAGCTTTTGCTTTTTCTAGGTCAGCCAAAAAGCTAGCGGCTTGCATAGCCATTTGCCCTACCGCCTGAAACTTCTCCTGGTTATTCTGGAGTCGCTTTTGCCAAGCTGTCAACTCACCTTGTACTATCTGGCCAGCCGCTTCTACTGCCTTGGTAACATCCCCTTTCAGAAAATTCGTAAATACATCACTCCAAGCCTTTTGTTTACTTACCTTACCATCAATCAGCTCCTTATCTAGCTTGGCAATATCTTGGGTATATTTGGCGGTTTGGACCTTCTTTTCATTGTGGTATCTATCCTCAATAGCTTTCAAAGCCGCTTCTTTCTGCTCGGTATCGCTGATTTCTCGTTCGGCTTTTTTCTTCTCGATCTGGAGCTCAGTATCCAACTTTTCTTGTGTGTACTTCAGCTCAAGTGCTAGGCGCTCTTTTCGGATTTCAACCAGCTTTCTGGCATTGGTACCTGCCTGTACCTCCTTCCAATCGAGCAAAGCACTTTCGGCTTTCTTCTCCTGTTCCTGTACCAGCTTTTCGGTTTCAAGCCGCTTTTGAGCCGCTTCTTCCTGCTTTTTAGCTTCTTTGGCTTTGTACTCATCCCGTACCTTTTGGCGTTCGGCCTCAGCCTCTTTCTCTATAATTGTCTCAAGCTTTTCTTTCAAAGCTTTATCAGCCTTCGACGCTTCATTATCCGCTTTTCGTTTCCGGGCTTTTTCGTTGATTTTGGCTATTTCACGTTCCAGCTCATCCCGTATCGAGTTGATGTTGGTCTCGGCTTCATATTCAGCTATTCGCTTTAAAGCCTCTTCGTTGGCTTTTGCTATTTCATCTAGGTGTTTTTTCTCCTCACTCTCTTCTTTTTTACGCTTCTTTTCGGCCTCCTTCTCCCTTTTAGCAGCGGCTTTTTCTTGCTCTTTGGTCATAGCCGTTTGCTTTTTACCCTCGGTGGTAGCAGCTGCCAAAACGGCTTCAGGTTCTAGTTTTTTGGGGGTATCTACCAAGGCATCTTTAAACCCTTTTTTGATTTGGGTAAAGTTATCATTGGCGTGTTTGGTCATATTGCTAAATTGCTTTTTGGCATCATCCCACGTTTTGGAAGCACCCACAAAATCACCCTGTAAAAACTTGACCAAGGCTTTGCCACCAGACATCAAAGCACCCAACGACTCAATCATGGCTTGGATAGCCAAAAAGGAAGCTCTAACGGGTAAAAGTAAAGATTGAAATACAACACCTAGCCCCTTCATTACACCAGTAGCCGAAACCGTTTGTTTACTAAGGTTAGGGAATATCTGTTGTACCAGCCCCATCATACTATCGTATAGGTTGGTTACTTGCTGAAAAAGCGATTTGAAGACAGTAACCACAGGCTCAGAATTCTGGGCCAGCTCCAACAAGAAATTAGCAACATTGATAATAATACCCAGCAAGGCATAAAACACAGGCTTGAGCTGTTCGCCTACAGCTCCAGAAAGCTGCATAAAGGTATCTCCAAGGTTGGATGTTTGCCCCTCCAGCTTATTCATCATTTGGGCATTCATCCCTGCCACACCCTCAATCTTTCCAAAAGCCGCTACCATTTTCATAGCCCCTTCCTCAGTGGCATCCATTGTCACGGTTTGCCCTTTAAAAGTACCTATGATTTTGTCACCTGACTTTTGTACCTTAATCCCTAGCTCATTCCAGCGTTCGGTATTGCTTACGTCCAAAATAGCTTCGTTTAAGTCTTCCATAGGTTTACCCAAAGCACTGGCTACATCACCCATCGATATAATTTGTTCACGGGTTGGTCTTAACCCACGATTCACCATTTTTACATAAGCTTCGGTAAGTACATCCACTGAAAATGGCGTTTTTGCAGCAATATCTTTGAGGGCTGCCATACTCTCTTTAGCTTGCTTTTGAGACTTCAATGCAGTCGTTAAAACGGTTTCGTACTTTTCCAGCTTTTGGGTTGTACCAAAAATTGATTTCCCCAAATCAACCGCCCATTGGATAATCTGTAAGGCAATCATAGCCTTAAAGACTAAATTGACTTTATTTACACCGCCCGAAATCTTGTCCCAAAGGCTTGGCTTCGCTAAAAACTCACCACCTTTTTTCACATCCTCAACACCTTTCTTTACCTCTGTAAATCTTTTTTCTACTTCTCCAAGTCTTTTACTGGTTTCTATAAAAGCTTTAGTTCCTGGCTCTAATTGTTTGATTTCTTTATTGAGGGCTCTGGTGTGTTGCTCTAGCTGCTGTAAGGTCATTTTATTGATGTCCATTCCCTTCAGCGACTTGCTCAACTTTTCGGCTTCCTGTTGGGTGTCTTTCAATTCCTGTTTGTACTTCTTCCAGTTTTCAGAACCTTTGCCGCCGTTTTCTTCAATTTCTTTAATAGTTTTTTTTAGGGCCTTAGCGTTATCGTTCAAATCCTTGAGCTTCTTATCCAAATCGCCAGTTTGGCCCTTTAGCTCAAGGGTTCCGGTGTCTTTAAATTCCATTGGTGTAGATCGTTTTTAGTAGATACTATTTTGAAAAATTCATGGTCAAATCCTGTATTGCACCAGCTCCAGCGTGGCGACGTAGCTCATAAAAAAATTTGGGGAGAATATCGTTTTTGAGCGGGTCATTATAGACACCTCGATAACCACGCTTAACATTGGGTTCTTTTTTAATAGCATGGCGTATTCCTTCAGCTATCCGAATTACCGTGGCTGTGTAGCTTCGTGGTGTCAAACCTTTAGGATAACCAGAAATATAGGGAAACGAACTCACGCCAACTTTTTCGACATACTTGATAAATGGAGACAAAGGAGGCATTCGCTCAAAATTGAGCTGTTTGAGGTCTTTTAGCCTTAGTAGCATATCGTATTGTACGGTAGCTTTAATATAGTCTTTGCCTCGTTCTACAGCTCCAGCCTTAATACTATTGAGCATAGCACCCGTCAAGACAATACCTTGAGCGTTTACCTCTCGACGAAATACCTTTTCAGCTTCATCGACATATTTTTTTAGAATCTCAGCAAAGATTGGATTTTCGAGAATAGAGTCTTTCATAATCAGTGTAGTTCTTTACAAGCTCTAATTTCTGAAAGACTTTTGGGGAGCTGAAGGACAAAAGAAAAGCGCACCAGTAGTGATGCGCTTTTGGCTAATCAAATAGTTCGACACCCGTCTATTAGACGAGGTCATATACAAATACGAAAACTTTACATTAGAAAACCAAAAAATTCACCATTTTTTTAGTAGTTCCAAGTAAGGCACTCCGTTTTTTTCTTGCCTTGCTTTTGTTTTCCATGTACTGCTAGGTTTTTGACAAAGCGTTCATGTTTCCAATTGTATTTTTGAATGTATTCATCCAAAATAGATTCAGGATAGGATGATAATAAAAATTTACCTTTTAGGGTACTGCATAGTTCAAGCAATCGTACAAAATCATCACTATCATAACCTTTGTAATGTCCTTGGTCAGAGGAAACGTAAGGAGGATCTATATAAAAGAACGCATCCTCCGAATCATACGCTTTTATGACTTTCAAAGCATCGTAACATTCAATTGTCACTTTTCTCATGCGCTGTTGGTACTCATCAGTAAAGTTTTGTTTTTTATTGTAAATTCGAAGTGGGCTACTACCATACCTATCATAACCAAATCCACTAGTAATTTTACGCCCAAAGCTTAAATTGGTTTGAACCCAAAATGCCCACGCTGTCACTAATGGGCTTTCTATATCTTTCAACGATTGAATATATTCTCTCTTTGCCACAGTATGTTGCTCTCTACTATGAAAAGTTTCATCAATCCTATGTTGAAGTTCCTCAAAATCATACTTGAGTACCTTATAGAAGGTGATTAAGTTATTATTGATGTCATTGATTACCTCAAACCCACTTTGGGGTTTACTGAAAAAGACAGCGCCACCTCCAAAAAAAGGTTCAACATAGACATTGTGTTCTGGAATTCTTGGTAAGATTTCCTTTAGCATAGATTGCTTACCACCATAGTAAGCGATGGGAGTTTTCATTTAGAATTAAAAAGTTAGTGTAAAACAGGCTATTCATGTATTATGGTAACAAAAGTAATTACCTAACAAAAAGCAATTAAGGACAAAAAAATGTCCTTAATTCATTAGATTTGTACTAATCAATCGGAGACTCACCGATACAAAAACGAGATACATCATGGAAAAAATAACACTCAGCAACGGCATTGCAATTGCTCAAGCTCACTATGATACCATAGTAAGTCGTGGGAAGAAATTTATGGATCGACAAGTTCCTGTCTATATCCGTAGAAACCTGTGGATACCCTGCTATATGACATTCGGTAGTCATGGCGAAAAGTATTTACACATTATACAATTACCAAACGAGTATGACCCTAAAGTACACTTTCAAGCGTACCTTTTGATAGAAAATGAATCAACCTAAATACGTTCTAATTAAGAACGAAAAAGCCGCTTCTGAGAATTCAGAAGCGGCTTTTATTTTATGTACCAGAAACCCCAAGTTCCTTGCGGAAATCAAAACTTTCCGTACCCTCAAGGAATTAGACTCCTATATGCCTACTAATCCATATATCCAAGTCAGAGAAAATTTACCAATTATTCTTGAAGTAGTAGAAATCGAAGAACCGTACACCGAAAAAGCTTTACAAGGTGCTTTGAAGTACATGGCAAAGTGGTATTATTACAGAACATTTTGAAAAGAATTTATCACCTAATTTTAATCATCTAAGTCGAGTATGGCAAAAGATAAGAATACGGAGAAAAAAGACTCTTCTAAAAACAATGAAGGTAAAACTCAAACCAATAAACATGGTTTATCAAGATACATACCTACAGATGTCAGACTGCAAGTTAGACAGAAATATGGATTTGGATGTGTTATATGCGGTAATGCGTTTATTGATTATGAGCATTTTGATCCTGAATTTGTAGATTGTACCGAACATGACCCTGACGGGATAATTTTATTATGTCCATCACATCATTCTCGAAAAACTAGAAAGTTTTTACCAAGGGAAATTATTGAAAAAGCTCTACGTGACCCAGCTGCACTTAAAAATGGATTTTCCTATGATACTATCAACCTAGTAGATAGTTATCCTGAAATAAGGATGGGTGGGTCAACATTTAAAAAAGTCCCGATTCCTATTCAATTTCAGGGTGAACCTATTTTGAAGATTCGCCCACCAGAAGTTTCTGGCAGCCCTTATTTAATTTCTGCTAAATTTTACAACGAATATGAAAATGTGGTAATGGAAATTCAAGATAACGAATGGAAAACATTTCCAAAAAACTGGGATGTAACTGTTAAAGGTGGTGTAATTTCTATTTTTGACTCTAAGAATAAGCCTTGTCTAATCATAAATGTGCAACACAAAGACCTAATAATTATTGAATATATAAAATTTAAAAAAGGGAAATATTTACTTGAAGGAGATGCCCAAAAGATGACATTTACAAATACCCAAACTAAATCTGTAATGGAATTAGTGAATGTAGGATTAGAAAATCTAAACGTAGGTATAAACCTATAATAAGCCCCCCACCAACAACACACTAAACGGCTTAGTTATCGGCATTTCGCCCGATAACTGAGCTATTAAGTATTCTACGCCATTCAAATAGACCTTTTTTGAAAAGTCTAGTTTTGCCAAATCCACTTCGTTTAAAATCAACTCTTTCTTGAGGTAAAATTGGTTAGCTCGCATTTGCTCAAGCTTTGCCCAGTGGTTTGCTTTTAGTCCCGTGGGGCCATTCCAATACAAGGTATAATTCCCCCAACTTGGTAAAGCTTTGGGGTATCCGTCTTGGAGTCCGTGCCAAAATAATAATTTGGGAGCTACCTTTTTTGTGAGCTGGGCAAATTGCTCGGTTACACCTTCTTGGCGTACTTCAGCTAAACCCGTTTCTGAATTAACCAGGGTTGTCGAAAACTCTGATATAACTTTGGCAATACCACTGTACATTTGTCCGCTGTATTCTGGCGTTATATAATCGCTCAGCGCTACGGGTTTATCTTTGGTTAGGGCATCGGCTGAGTCTAATTTGTAGCCTAATTGGATTCTGGTATTAGGTTCTGGTACTTTAATTTCTCCTATTAGTCCTTTGTCGCTCCAGTCCACGACGGCAGGCTGTTGCAAATCATCTTCCCAAAAATTGATTTCTAAAGACTTTTGTACAGGGTTAAAATTAAACTTGAGGTTGGGCAGCTTTCTAAGCTCAAGAAAGAATTGCTCCACCGTAAGTTCTGGCAAATGCTGGTTTACCATGACGGTAGTAGCACCGTCCATTGCTCGGAGATTAAACAATATTAGCTTACTGTAGGCTGGATGCTCCAAAAAATCACCCGTAATAGTAGTGTTGGTTATTTGAGCAATCTTTTGAATAACCCATTTTACAAAAAACATCGGTACCAGTGGTGAGCCTATGTACTGGCCTCCAGCATAATCATTCACCTTACCACTATACCCTATCGAGGGGCCTTTGTCTGTGTAAAAAATTGTATTCACAATCGTTGGTAAACAGTAGGCATCATCATAAGTAATCGAAGCCGTAGAAAATGGCAAGCTTCCAAACTCCGTTATTTCGGTTAAAAGCTTGTCTTGATAATCCCCAAAGAACTTGGCAAACTCCTCTTTAGTATCGCCTATATAGCCGTTCTTTTGGGAAGCCTCTTTTAGGGCAAATACCCCCTCTCTGATTAGTTCGCCCCCAAAGACATATTCAAAAAGATACTCAGGAACAGCACCTCCAGCCGTCGGCTCATCCCAATAACCAAACACCCTCTGATTCCTTGGCGAATAAGGCATATCAGGAAGTTTGATAGTACTTTCTGGAATAATATCGTATAACAAATGAGGATTGATAAGGTCAATCGTAGTGGGCAATTGGGTATTAATATCTACCAATTGCCCATTGATTTTGATGGCTAAACTCATATTTTCACTAAATATACCTTTGCCCCTGAAGGGATTTGATTATGAGGAATTCTAATATCAGCACAATTGTCTATTGTAGGTACTTGTGCCACGTTATAAATCAAAATACCGTTTACATATACCTTTAGTCCAAAACTCGTTCCGTACAAAATAATACGCCAATCAAAACCCGTAAGATAATTAGTTGGTAAATTAATACTCCAAGACCCTACAGCATACACGTCGGTTTGGCCTGTTTGTTCTTGCAAAAACCACATATTGCCCTTACCCACACCGTTTTGATTATCCTTCGACACACCATCATTTTGGCCAAAGCCGCTTTGCCTAAAATGGGCATAATTGGCAGGTACATTATAGGCATAATCATAAGGATTGATGATACACTCGCCAAAGGTGTTGGCATATTCTTGTGTATCGAGCATAGTATATTCTAGCTCAGCAAGCTGCTGTGACCCTCCTAATACTTCCGAGCCATAACGCCCTGCTGGTATTGTAATTGTGGCATAGCCGCCTGTTTTGCCATTGCCACAATTGTTACGCAACAAAGTACCTTGACGAACAATCGCCGTATTGAGGTATGGACTCGACCCTGGTACTATACTTGGATTGACCAAGTACGGAATATAATCGGGGTCGCTTTCTATATTGGGTTTAATAGTCAGCGGCTTGTATAGGCTTTTATCATCGGCATATACTTTTCGGATTCGGGTTGGCCTCATCCGTCCTGTACGTTTGCCAAACGAGTCAAGTATATGTGTAAAATCTACCCCCTCCCATGTAGTAGGCCGTGGTGGCACTGCTCCTATCGATGGTGCATCACTAAAGTTCTGGACGGTTCGGTCAAAAGTAAAACTAAAACTTCTCGAAATCAGGTCGGTATTGTCTTCTACATCCACCAAGCCATTCGTATTTTTTCTAAGTGGCAAATGCCCCTTGTCTGTTATCAAATACACCTGCTCCGACAACATCAGCTCATCAAGATACTTCAAATAGTCTTTTGCACCTCGCTCAAACCAGCCTGTTGAAATAACTAACTCACGCTGACCTTCTGTATTAACCACCACCATTTCCATCCAGTCTACCCCTTGTACGGATTTATTACGCTGAGCGTAGGTTTGTGATACCTTCAGTGTTTCGGTGGCTTTGCCTACCAATCTGATAGTATCAAAACCGCCCAACGAGTTAGAAAACAATATACAACGCTCGTTGGCTCGGTAACGGCTATCGATTTGAAACGTACGAACCTCCGTAAATCGTCGGTTCTGCTCGTCCGACAACCAAACATCATATTGATAAACGTCGTTGTCCAAACCCAAAGCCTTGCACCCCACTGGACACAGCACCACCGAATTTTGAGTAACCACCTCCAATTCTTTGGCCGTAAAAGTATTTGTACCCGTAGGCTTATAGCTCTGAATTCTGAGGCATACTTTTGAAGGCTTTGGCGAAAAGTTCATCAAAAACGAAAGGTATTCCTCTTGCTCACGGCCAATCAATTTGTTATTGGGCTGCCATGTCAAAAACCGACGTTGCTCAAACTGGTACTTACTCCAAAAGGTATCACCCCACATCGCAAAATCTTCATCATTCAATCCGGCTTTAATACAGAATCTGGTGGCTAGGGTGGTATCAGTATTTACCATTGGAGTACCTCCAGCGACTAGCTCCCTGAGCTTAAAAGGCGTAGTTTGTGTAAATACCGAAGTAATTTTTTGCTGTTGCCAGTTGGGTTTCTGATAGCTCAGTAAGCCATCCAGTTTGCCGTTTCGGCGGTTGTATTCAAACGTTGCTCCAGCAAATGAATTGGTATTTCCAAATACCGTTACGGGTGGCTCTTTTCCAATGCTTCGGTGTAGTGGTTCAAACACCAGAGATTGCGGAAAAGTCGGTACTTGTATTTCTAAGCTATATGAAAGGTTGGCTCGTGAAGTCAAATCAGGACTAGCCGCATCTATGGTATGAAACAGCCTATTTCGGCTAAACTCCATCGGAATAAAGGCAATAGGTCGCCCTCCTACTTGTGTCAGTAATGAATCTACCATTTGTAAAGTTGTTTGCGTTGGGTGGGGCCTCCCTCCATTCGTTTCTGAAGCTTTATAAATTCTTTGCGGATGGTCTCAGCGTTGGTTTCAGATTTAGCAGGGGGTGCGACCTCTCGCAATGCTTTTTTCTGTGCATCCTCATAGACCATTTGTAGTTTGAGCCATGCCGTAGAAGTTCCGAAGCGTAGGTTTATTAAATCCATAAAAAGGAAATAGACCAATACAAGTGGCATCAAAAAGCCTGTAATAGCATAAAACAAAAGTTTTTTCATATCAGTAGAATAGTTGATTAGATTCTAAACCCAAACGGATTGAAAGCTCATAACCCCACGCTGAGTCGAGGGTTACATACATTACGGGGTCCATACCTGCGTCGTTTAAGTCAAACCAGCATGTTTTTTCCTCCAGATACTTACGGTTGAGTTCTTGTAGAATATTGGTGGCCACACCTTCACAAAAGTCAAAAGCTAAATCCTGACTTTCAAAATCGTTTAAATCACCTTTGGCCAAAATATATATTTTCAGCTCATAATTGAGCATAATCAAGCCGTTGGTAGTATCTCTTACTCGATACCGTGGACGCATCACAAAAACACCAGGGTAAACAGTTTGGCTCACGCTGGCCGCACTAAATCTATCCATACGGTCGCCATCGCTCATGGCCACGTATTCAATCCCGTCTTGTTGACAAATCGGCTTTAGGAAATTCCAGAGTAGTTGGGTGGGTGTCATTCTGCTTTTTGATTTTCTGCCTGTGCTTTTATGTCTTTGCGGTGCTCTTCCAAAAACAAAAACACATCGTGTATGTTGGCTTGTTTGGTTTGGTCTAGGTTGCCAAAGATTCCCTTTTCTGCCAATAAATGTTGATTCTTGATAAGTCCCTGCCCAGGGTAATCGTCCTCGCCTACACTTTCCACTCCTGTTTCCATCAAGTCGTATTGCTCGAATAGTTGCTTTACAGACCCAGCAAAATACACCATAATTGCCACTTTTGTTCCTTCAGGCAGTAAGGCGACTTTTTTGGACATTTCTTTTACAGCGTGGGCATTGTACGGAATTCTATGATCGCCGTTCCAATGGGTGTCCTGAGTATAATTCCCCTCTTTTCGTGGTCGACATATAGTAGCTATCAAATGATGTAGTCGTTCGTCACCTTCTATTAATTGCTTAGTAAAAGCCAACAAATGTATATAGGCATCCGACAGCTCCCCAAAACTCATACTGGTCAAATTCTCCTCAAACAAAACCCATTCTTCAGTACCAACCTTAACCGTATCAAAGGGCCTTGTGGTCATTTCTTCAGTCCACATCCAGCTTACCATCATGAGTAAATTGTGTAGAATTTCGGCGTTTTTATCCCTGGTATTTTCGGGCAAATCTTTTCTAAAATAATGATAGCAAAAGCGTCCCCATGTAGATTCACTTATACCAAGGCTCAGCCGTAAAATTTGGTGATAGGTTTCGGGCATAGCTTGAGCCACAAAAACCGCCTCCAGCAATTTGGGTAAACGTTTTATGGGTACTTCGCTCCAGTTTTCGGGAATGTAAAACTTTTCTTTCGACAACTCAATCTCTAACATAGCAATGTAGGAGCACCCAAAGGCACTCCTTTTCAAGGTTTACTTTTCTTATAATTTAGAATAGTCCACAGTCAACTGGGCAATAAGCCCCACAATAGCACCGCTCACTACAACAATTTTACTTGCTAAAAAGTTGGCAGCTCTACCCCTTGTTGTTTGGATTGAACCAAAGCCAAAGCAATGGCTGAGGCAACGATGGCCACGTTACGGATAGACTTAAATAGTTTTGGTGTAGGTGCTTGGATACGGTCTAGTAATCCAAGTTCATCTTGTTTGTTCATTGGTATTTATTTTTGAGTTGTAAATACGCTGGCGTAACCTGATTAGTCATTAGCTGTACGTCGCCCCAGCGCCTCCAAATAGGATGATGAACGCCATGCTTGCGAGTGCCAGCCGTGGTATTAAATCCGATGGTCAAAATCTCATCGTCGTCGTCAATATCAGGGTCTATATTGGGCTGGGCCAATGCTTCCAAATGTGAGCCATAAATCCAAATATAGTCCATTAGTTGAGCGTTGCTAGTCCACTTGCCACGGTTGTAGACGATGGTTCGTTTGTCGGTAAACCAACCACGAACAGCGGCGGGACTCTTGAGGTTGTACACCAACCCCAATTCTTTGGCCATAGCGTACTGACCCGCTGCACAATAGGCCGCACGAGCCGACGAACGTGCTATTTTGTTATAATAACTTATTCGTGGGTGGTCGTTGTTATTGGTCTTTTCTACTACATAAACCTCTTTCCGGGCCATGTCTAGCAATGCTTTCCTGACCTCACTTTCGGGCATCAACATCAAAAGATTTTCCTTTTGGGGTTGGGTGTATTCGGCCCAGTGTGTGTAATAGCTACGGTTTTCGGTTTCGGTTCTGATTACATTCTGACCGAATGAGACAAGCCCAAATAAAGTAATACCGCCGATAAGATAATAGATGTAAGTAAGCCTCTTTGCCATGCCGTTAAATCGTTGTTAAACTCGTTTAGAAAATCTCTTTTAGACTTAATGATTGGTACTATGTAGATAAAAATCACGGGCGATATTACGCCAATGATTCCAAGCATAATCAACAAATCCGTCCCGATGGTCATTTTCTCAAAAAAGAGCTTTTGAACCGAATCCAAGTCATGAGCACGTACCTGAGCAAAGGGTTCGACCACGGCGTTGTGTGCAGCTATCTTTTTTTGGGTATCAAAAAAACCTTGTACACATACCCACAAAAGCAACACCAAACCGCCTATTTGTGCAAACGGTGTCCACCACGGATGACGGCTTTGAGTATCGGCTTCGTTGGTTTCGACAGGCTCGGTCGCCATGCTTTGAATACCTAACTCCAATTGTAATTTTCGGGCTTCAGCTTTGCGTTCTCTGGCTATTTCCATATAGGCCTCAGCCTGTTGGTTGTCACGGTCATGAGCCTTTTTGGCCAGTTCTTCTTTGGCCCAATGCTCGTACATTTCGGCATTCTGAAACAGCGAATCAATTTTGGTAAGCTGTTCTTGTCTGGCTTTTTCTTGAGCCTTTTGTTCAGCCTCATTCAATGCCTGTTCCTCTGCCTCAAGCAAAGCTTTTTGTTCCTCCAAGGCTTTCTTTTTGGCTTCGATGGTCGAATGATTATCTGGTGTGTTGTTCACCACCTTGAGCGGCGATGGAACGGCTGTAGAATCCTTGATCATTTTAGTAAGTGTCATTGTGTAGAATGTTATAGAATAACATGAGGCTTGCCGCTAAAGTCCAGCTCCTCACTAAGATTATTGGTTTGATTTTTTTGATAATACGCTGCAAATACGGTTGGCGATGACTCAGCATCCAAAAACTCACGAATATCCCCCAAAAACTTCTGGCCATCATTCCACAATGCCTGACGTTGTACATTTTTCGTTTTACTGTCGGCTGCTTCTTCTTCCCTAGTGCCGTCTTTATAACGAGCCTCTCGCATCCCGTTCATGTCTACAATAAGGGGCAAATACGGATAAGCCTCGTACATGGCCAGATACGCCAAAGCCCACTGAATACCCTGTATTAATTCCCTTTCTTGAGCTGTCAAAGTTGCAGCCTCCTGCCACTTTTGTTTCAAATCCCTAAAAACCTCTTTGGTAAGTAAGGGCTTTATATAGTTGTTTTCGGCACGCTCTATATAAGTGGTCAATACATCAAAAAAGCGACTGTTTCGGCCTACCAAGGTTAGCTTTTTGCCCAGCTCGGACGCTGACCTCACAAACAATCTATTTCGGGTTTTGTAGGCATCTGAACCTTTCCAAACCTCTGGAGCTTCCATTTCCAACAGCTCAAAAAAGTCCTCCAGTAATTTGTCTACCACTTGCAAATTGGCTTCCCTTGAGTCGACGTACTCCCATTTGGTAATGGCCACGGTGTTTTGTGGTGAGCTTTTCATCAAACCCAAATCCCCTACTTTCATTTTGAGGTGTGGAAAAGCCAAATCATAACTTTGCCAGGCTACCACCCCAACGGCTATTTCCTTTAGCTCAGTCAGGTTGGTATTGGGCTTTACCAACTCGTTGTACAGCTCTACGCCTATTTGTTTACGAAAATTACGATTAGCCATTTTCGCAAAGGGTTCTATTGTTTTCCAATTTAAGCTTGCTTGAATACCTCCAAGCTCAGCTTTCAATACAGTTTCGTTAATCAACATTAGGACGCTTGATTTACGACGGCTTGAGCGCCTGTCGGGTTGGTATCGAGTGTTGTGATTTGTACTTCTTTGAAGGCAGGAATAACATCACGATAACCCATTGCTCGCAAAGCATACTGTATATCCTTCAATACTAACATTCGGGGGACAGGTGTACGAAAATGTTGTTGATAGTCGGCCATGACCCGAATCTGTGAGCCTGAGTCATTTCCTTTACCCGGACTCACCCCTGCCAAGGTGGGCAAAATACCCATTGCATTGGCAATAGATTGGTTTGACATTTCCCATACCTTAGAATAGGCATCGTCCGACATTTCATTTTTTAGGGGCTGCACATCTACGTTATCCAGCATTTTGCCATCAGCTCCACGAAGGTATTTTACAATCATAGATTTGTTGACGTTCTTCTGGCCAGCCATCCAGCCCGACAAACGGTCAGAGAAATCAGACCATTTTTTGGAACGTTCTTTTTCGTCCAAAGATTTGCCCCCTTGAGCGTCGAAGTAATCAACAGGCATACGAATTAGGTATTTGATATTATAGCCATTCTGGATACCCGATTTATGAAACACAGGAATCAAATTGGCCAGCTCTATCCACTCTTTAGCACACCACCACGTAGGGTAAGCATAAAAAGGGTTACCAGGGATTTGCTCCTTAGCGTGGAGCATAGTTACTACCTGCTTTTTATTATAACTATCGTCACGGAAATCAAAAGCTGGAATAATGTCACTATTGGCTTTACTCAAAACGATTCTTTTACCCCCAAACTCATCGTTTACATGAAAATCGATGATTCGGCCATTGGTAGGCGAACCAATACGGGTCATAAAACAATCGCTGATTTCGGGTCGATACCATTGGTTAGAGGCACTCCAGACCATTCGTGTAAACTTGTTGCCACATTCAACAAATTGGTTCAGGCCAGCGGCCACAAACGATGGCAAGTCGGTATCAAACTCCCAATCCTCAAGCCTTGTGTCGGTATAAGGCTGCAAAGTTTGTTTGGTAGTTTTGGGGTCTATTACTCTTGTAAAAAACCCCACACCACTACCGTATATCATATCCCGAATACTGACCAGCTGTGCAGGTACCTGATTGTTACCTACAATCATGCTTTTCATCATGTTGGGCATATTGTCGGTGTGGCCCCATCGAATATGCTCCGTAGCTGTCGAACCCAAAAGACTATCGTGCCGCCCAAAAGCGGCATCCCTTGAGGTCAATTGCAGTACCGCTGAGCTAAGCACAAATAGCGAATCTGATAGTTTTTGTACTTTCATAAATTTTTTTGGTGTAGAACTCCAGCTCAATTATACCGTATGGTCTATGAGCAGTCCGTTGTATTCAATCATGAGGTCAATTAGTATCTCAAATGTCCTATCAGTATCGTAATCGTAGAGGAGCAGAACGTGATTGATTTTAACATTGCCGTTGTATTTCCCTTTTCCGGGTAAATTTCGAATGCTCTTGGAGACGTTCGCTTTGTATCCTATTTCTCCGTCTACCTTACGATACTTGATAGAAAATTTGTGTACCTCATCGCCCCGTGTGTCTTGGTGAATTTCGGCAAACATGGTTCGCCTTTTAATAGTACGCTTAACACTCATAGTATTGAGGGATGCCCCTGCACTTTGTTTACACAAAATTGCCCTATTCGGCACACCCCTAAAAGGACTTATTTTAGTGCCAAATACACCCCGATAATTGCCGCAATCCTCCAGCACCAAGTTTCTGTTTTACTGGCCCTCAGCTTGGTTTGGGTATCGTTCAACTTCACCGATATATCAGAAGCCGTTTTTGCCAAGGTGAGTTTGTCCAACACACACGTTTGAGCATCTTGTGAAGCCCTGTAATAATCCAGCTTCCAGCGGTTGACCTCCAGTGCTAAAACCTTGTTATTGGCTTTTACAAAAGTGAAGCGTGTAAGGCTGTCCAGAATGGCAGGAGCATTGTCGTAAAACAGTTTGACCACGGCACTACTGTCTGTAGACCGCACCTCATTGGCTTCTACCTTCTGTTTTGGAGGAGCTGGTAATGTACTTGTTGATTGCCCGAATAGCATCGAGCTTGGATAGGCGAGCATTACTGCGCAAAGAATCGCTTTCATGATGTAGAATAATTACACGATTCAATGAGTCAATTTGAGCTTGTTGTTGGTGGAGCTTTTCCTGAAAGTTGAGGGAATCTAACTTTCGTTGAGTTGTCAGCACAATATTTAGTAAGCGAGTATTGGAGGCCTCCTGCTTAGTATTATCCTCGCACTTCAATAGCTTGAGAATAAACCAAAGGATACCTCCCACTACCAATACAGAAACAAGAATTGATACCAAGCGGATGGCCGCCCCTGAGTCCTTTGCCCCCTTCAACATTCTGAGAATCGATTGAATCCAGTTCATTGTTTTTTTGAGGCAAATCAAATAACGATGAGTTAAAAAATAGAGGACTGTAAAATATAACCCTCACAATTAAATTTTAATTTAATATTCTCTTCTCTCCTAATATAAAGACCTCTAAACCATTGCATGGAAAGTATTTATCACCTTCATTCCAATTAATTGTCTCTTCACAAATCAATAACTGTGAGTTTTTATCTAAATTATTCCAGCCACAATAATCAAACATCCAATTTGCCACATTAAGATTCTGAGCAAACCCTTCAAATTTGTACCAAATGGGAAAATTATCTTGAAATCCGATAATAATTGCAGTTTTTATCATAGCTTTTTATTACTAAGATAAAGGAAAAAATAAAAGGGAAGTTATTCTTCCCTTTTATTTCGAAAATAATTAGGTCAAGTCAACAATTGGCGCAGTAGGAGCGTCTCTTTTTACCAGTGCTATCGCTTGATCCCTATTATATGCTGTAGTGTAACCTTCACTACTTCTTGCTATAATTTCATTATTATTTGCCCTCATATTGAACCTATAATTTAATATGTTATCACTCTTAACATAGGTTGAATCATACGGAGCATGTTTTCTGACGGATTCGATACCGTTTAAGCATCCCTCTCTAGTCTTATACGACTCGCTTGATAAAATTTGCTCACCATTCGATGCCACGAATCTAAAATAGAACTGACTATTGAGTGGGCTTCTAAAAATATGGAATTTTGACATGTTAGTCTTCGATTTTAAGTTAAAAATTAAATAAATTACCCTTTTGGTGGGAATGGATCATTACCGTAACTATTTCTAGATTGAAACTTGCCATCACCTCCATGAATGAATAATTCAGACCCTTGATTCTTAGCAATATTTCTAGCGATTTTTATTGCTTCTTTTTTTGTTTCGGTAATTTTAGTGATACGCTCATTGTTAGCGCCTCTGACTCCCCAACCATCTTTGTGGGGAACTACATGTTGATTTTTCTTTGACATAATCTTTTTTTTTAATGATGAATGAAATAAAAGATGTCTATTGCCAAAAATTAACCAGCACAAACTTGCATTTTTTTGAGTAACAAGTCTAACTTTGTTAAGTTATTGACAATGCAGTACGTAGGGGTGACAATTCCCTTTGCATCTCTAGCTGCCATAATAATCCAATCAAAATGCTCTACTGGTGGAACGGTGGGAGCATTTTTTTTTGCTTTGTCTCTGAGTCCCTCCTATTTATTTATAATTGTATCCTTTACAAAATTGCACAATTATCTAATAATAGTCAATAGAAAGAATCATAAACGATACTTATTTGTTTCAAAAATTACACAAATGGCGAATATCTACAACATTTGGAGTAAATCATCCATATAATGAAGAATTTTTTACACTTTTTTATTGCAAAAATTTGCAATTGTAAAAATGTATATATATATTTGCATATTAATGCTACTGTTTTACTTTAATCCACAACTGTATACTTCGAAAATAATGAACTCTCAAAACCAAATATTGAGCAATCAAAAACTCGAACGTATTTTATTCGAACAGATTGGTACTCGTATCAAACATTTTCGAAAACAGAAAGGATTTTCTCAGGAAGAGTTAGCTTCATTAGTTAATATTAGCCGAAGTTCTGTGGTTAATATTGAAAATTTCAAGCAAAATCCTTCTCTTTTTCTTATCTATCAAATAGCACAAGCGCTCGAAATTCCCTCATACAGACTTTTACCTGAGAAAATTGGTGATTTATCTATTGGTGACGTTTCTGTTGGTACAGAAATTGAACCTGAGTCTGAAAAGCTTCTAAAAGATTTCCTTAATTCAGGATTTTAATTTTTACTTGATTCCCAACCTTATATTTATTGATATATTCATGAACAGAAAAAGACTCAAGGAGATTGAGGGTGTAGCACTCGAAATCTTGTCAAATGCTAATGTAGTTGAAGCTCCTGTTGATGTTATAAAGCTTATTGAAGATTTTTTCCCTATTAAATTAGAGGAAGTTGATTTAGGAGTAGATATTTCAGGTGTGTATATGACTAATGGTGAATCCCATAAGATTGGCTATAGCATACGTAACTCTCGTCAACGCCAAAGGTTTACTATAGCTCACGAACTGGGACATCATGTTCTCAAGCATATTAGAAAAGGAGCATTTGTTGACACGCAACAAAAATTTTTCACAAGTCTATACAGAGACTCAAATTCATCAACTGGAGAAATTCAACAAGAACGAGAGGCAAATACGTTTGCTGCGACTTTGTTAATGCCCGAAACGCTTTTGAAACAGGAAATTGAATCTATTATGAATGATAGCAATTTTTTTAAGCTTACAAGTACTACCCATAATGATGAAGATTTAAACGAAAATGACTTAATTAAGCTTCTTTCAAAAAAATTCGATGTAAGTACACAAGCAATGGGTCTTAGATTAACTAATCTTGATCTTGTTTGGTAAAATAAAAGTTGAGCTATTGATTAGCTCAACTTTTATTTTACTACATTATTCACATACGAATCTCCTTTCTACAATAATTATCATCCTCTCGCCCATCAAATCCTTGGTAGATTTCAGAAGAATTGAAAAATAGAATGTTTTCTTGTTTTAAATCTTGTACATAAACCCAATCTCCCCTTGGAGTTGTTCGGTCATTTAGCATTGTAAGAATACTTTGTATTTCGGAGCGATCTCTCACATAAATAGCACAACGCTGATTTGTAAAATAGTTTGCAAAAATTCTAACCATGATATTTTTTGTTTAACGTCATTTGTTCAATCACCTCAAATACCCTCCAAACCACCTGAGGCACTATTGCATTGCCATAGGCTTTTATGGATTCTTCTCTCCAGTAGTTAAATGTTGATTTTCTGGTTTTTCTTCCTTGTAGAAGGGTCTCTCTGTCCAGTCTGCTGGAAAACCCATCATCTCGGCCACAAACCGGGGATTCAACTGGGAAGGTTGCCCAGTGGCTTGATAAGCTCTTTTTTGTAGTGAGTCTTGGTTCATTTTTCCAGTGTTCTTGGCAGGGTTGTCCGATGCCGTTGGCGTAGGGAGCAGCGATACTACTATTTGGGCCAATGCTTCCTCCAAATTCCCTTTGTTTCGGCTGGCTAGTTTCGGGCTGTTTAAGTTGATGTTGCTCGCCTTGTTGCTTCGTGGTGTTGGTAGTAGTGCCAAGTCTATAAATTCCGTTTTGCCTTTCGTATTGCAAACCTTGAGGCCCTGTGTTTGAGGTGTCGGGAGCATTCCGTAAAACATCACCGCATCCAAAATGCTGTTGGGTCTGGCTTCGCCATTCACTCGACTGTTGAGCGATGTTGCTCCAGCTTTCACCAACTCCAGTACTCGTTCGGGGTGGTCTCGTTGTACAGCCGTCGGGGTGGGTAATAATCCGTTTTCTATCACATCCCTGAGCTTCAGCCCCCATCTGATCCCGTCCTTGTTCTGCCTGAAAAACGTCCCATTCTCGAATTGCGGATTCTCTATCTTTGCCCCTATCGTTTCGCTGGCTCTTGGCGTGGGCAACAAACCAGACTCGATCGCGACGGTGCGGTGCGTCGACACCTGCAGCTGGAAGTACAAACGCTTGTACTTCGTAGCCTTCAGCTTCCAACTGAGCATGCACCTCGTCGAATACCAGTCCGTCGTTCCAACTAATGATGCCGCGAACGTTTTCGCCCACGACCCATGTTGGTCTGATTTCGTGAATTGCTCTAAGCATGTGTGGCCACAAGTGGCGCTCGTCGGCCTTACCCATTCGTTTTCCTGCCACGCTGTAGGGCTGGCAAGGGAATCCACCCGTGAGGATGTCGATTTGTCCTCGGTGTTTGCTAAAATCTGTTTTTGTAATGTCGTCATAAAGAATTGCGTTAGGCCAGTAATATTGTAGCACTTGCTGGCAAAAAGGGTTTATTTCGCAGTGGAATACATTCTCCCAACCCATCTGGTGAGCCACAAGGTCAAACCCACCGATTCCACTAAACAATGAGGCGTGTTTCATCTTTTTTAAGGTGTTTTCTATTTTTATTTTCCTCGCAATTTGAACACGCCCTCAATCATTCTATAGGACATTTTTTTGTACCCGTTAAGCCAATCGCATGGCTAATTCTTTGTCTCGACAATACAGCTCTGTCATACGGCCTACCAATTGCCTACGTTCCATTCGGTTATAAAGCCTGATTCGCTCAAGCCTTCCCAAAGTAGTAGTATAGCTTTCATTGGGTAGGCCAATACAACGTGCTGCGATTTTCCAAGTATAGCCCCAAAAGCTCTTTACCCGATACTCAAGGTAAACAATACTGGCAATACCCTCCTGCGATACGTATCTAATACGCATCCGACTTTTAATTAAGATTTCCATGATTAGTATAATATTGACTTTTAAACGATTTTACGATTGTAGTGATTTTGGCTTGAGGCCCACAATATCCATGATGTCCATTTGGATATTGCCAGCCGAGCGGTTCATGCCCAAATAATCACGGATTAACTTTATGGCTGAGGCTGGTACATAACGCTCACCACGTAGCATTTTTCTAATATTGGAATTGTCTGGATTTAGCCCATAGTCTAGCTCTGTCCTGAGTATTTGGTATAGGGCTTTTCGTTGCCGAAGTGGTAATTTTTTGTAGACTCTTATCACTTCAATTGGCATTAGTAAGCGTTGAGTTCTCAT